GATCCTGTTGTCTAAGATAACCGTGAGCATAGATGCTGGCATCAGTGGATTCTGGCAAGAGTTTAAGTTCGGACAGTTCATACCAGTTGGTTTTCTTTGGATCAAGCGGTTCTTGAGTTCCTTTGTAAACTATAGCATGTAACCAAGAGTCCTGTGGCTTTTGCTGGAAAAATCCTGATCGACAATCCCAACCCGCAGTGGCCAACATGTGAATCAAATTGACCATGCTGTAGTGATAATAGGTATTACTGGACAAGTGATAGTCCAATTGTCGTTGATGTATGCGTTGTGTTATAGGAACGCAGATGTACAACATGGCCCCTGGGCTGGCCATGTGCCACCACCGGCTTAGAGTTGCTATTGGATTTTGTGCATATTGAAAAGCATCATGGCACCATAAGATATCAAATCCCTTTGGATACGGAGTTATAGCATCTTCAAAGTCCACGGACTGATAAGAGGCGTTGGGGTATTTTTTAATCATCGGTAGGTCTGGATTCAGATCTACTCCGGTGCATTTGATATCTAATGCAATAGGAACGTCGTCACGAGTAGTGCGAGTGGCCCACCATTTAAGATCATCACCTGCGCCGCAACCAAGATCCACCATGCTGGTAATACTCAACATGAAGTCGTCGTACTCAAACAGTTGATTCAGTGTTTCAAGGCTGTGCTTGTGACTGTCCCCGGCGTGTGCAAATGTCATACTTGTATGTCCTCCATTCCGGCAGCTCGCAATCTAACAATATGTCCCAACATAAAATTTTTACTTTCCATGGCTTTCATGATACCCAACCAACGATTACGCAACAGTGCTACTTCGTTGATTATGGTTTCAAAATCAATAACTTCGTCTTCGCCATCTACATACTTTTCTGCATCTCGACTCGTAAGTGCCCGAGCATATCCTTCCAGATATTTTTGGAAGTGTTTCCTGCGGATTTTCCTTAGCTGTATGTTGAGATGATTTAGGATGGCTTCGATTTCTTGTAGCTGATTAAATCTGTGTTCAGTGATGCCAGGCAAGGCGCTGATATTTTTTTCTACCAGGCCTCCGATCCTAATATCACGTCGAGCATCTTCTAGCTCACGTTCATAGTGTGCTATGAAGTCAGGAGTGTTGCCAAGATCGGCAACAACCTTGCTATACCACATCAATAATCCTCGTCATCTTCGTCTTGGTAGTCATCTTCGTCCTCATCGTCATCATGCTCTTCTTCATGATCTTTGAGATAACTGGTCAGAGCACGTTTGACTTCGGTATCACCTTTGAATACATCTCTAATTTCATCGGCGTCTACGTCGTTGTCAATCAAGACATTGATCAAGGTTTCTGCGGCATCTGCACGATCTACTGTGTTTACATACCGCTTGATTTCATTCCAAATTTCTCGGCTTAATTCTACTGACATTCTTATTCCTCCAAGGCTGTGTCTTCAGTACTTACCGTTTCTTTCTGATTTGCAAAATCGGCCATGACCTTGTCCAAGCAACCATCTTCATTTGATTCCCAGGCCTTGCGGAACTGTTTGATAATTTCGCCATCACTGGTGACAAACATCAAGCGATTGCCGTCTTTTTTAAGGATTCCCTTTTTCTCAGCCAAATCAACTAGACCACTGTGAGGACTCATGCCTGTTTCGTACGGAATCTTAACCTGTACGCCTTCGAACGGTTTGGCATATCGTGTTTTCATAATCTTACAACTGGCACGGATACCGTTGACTTCTGAAACCTTATTACCGTCTTCGTCCTCTTTGAGCTTGAGCTTTTTCATGGCCACTACGATACTACTAGCGTAGATAAACCCTTGACCGCCCGAGATTTTATCATCTGGATCAAACATGTCTTGACTTGCGTAGGTATGATTGGTACATACCATGCCCACGTTGTAACTACCAAACATGTTTACACAGTTACGAACAAGTGCTGTAAGTGCCTTGGGCTTGCGACCCATATCACCTTTCAAATCACCTGCTTCAAATTGGTTCATGTCGGTTGGGGTCAACAACATGCCCAATGAGTCAATCACAAACAGGACCTTCATACGATCACCGTCTGGCAGGGCTTTGTAGTCGGTCATAAATGTTGAAATAGTTTTGGCCACGTCATCAATCATGGCCATGTTAAGTTTAAGTAACTTTTCTGGGCTTGTGTCTACTCCGAGTGCGTGTAACCACTTTTCGTCGAGTGCGTTTTCACTGTCCACCAAGATAGGAAAAATACCTTGCTCTTGTGCGTGTTTGACAATGTTGCCGGAGCAGATATAACTTTTACCTGCGCCAGATTCTCCGGCAAATACTGTAACTTTACCGAGCGGAATACCTTTGTTGAAGTCGCCCGAGATCAGATAGTTCAGGGCAAAATTGCCTGTGCTGATCCAATCTGTTGGATCGTTAAATCCAATACTAAGGCCGTCGATGCTCTTAGTGATGTCCTTGCGGAACTTGCTGATATCAAATGGCTTGGCCATGTTTCACCTCTGTAGTTGTATAAGATAATTATAACACAAGAGTTGCCCCTTGTGTTATAATTTGAGCCAAATGCTTAGGCTTTTTGACGTGCTCGAATCATAGCCAAAATGTCTTCGGCTTTTTGTGTCGCGGGTTTGGCCGCCACTGGTGCTGAAGCTGTTGCTGGCTCTTCGTCGTCAAAATCACTCGAGACCACCGGTGCTGGTGCTGAAGCCACTGCTGGAGTATCTTCGTCTGTGGCCGCAGTTGTAGCAGAACCTGCTAGAGCCGTAACACCTGCTGGGCGGAAATACTGACCCCAACGTTCGGTGTCATAGCTTTGACCATCTACGGAAGCTTCGAACATTTCTTTGATGACCCGGAGTTCAACTTCGCCGGGTTTCTTAGGCAAGAATGTGCTCAAGTCAAACAGGCCATGTTCAGCAATGGCCGCTTGTTCAGCTTCGGTCAAGGCTGACTCTTTACGAGCCCATTTGGATGAACTGTAGTCAGCAAAGCCACCTTTGGCAGTCTTGCTGATACGGAAGTCCAGACCACGTAGCAAGTCTGTTGGCAATTCTTCCAATTCTGGATCCATTAAGGCACCCTTGATCAAGGTGAAGATCTGTGGACCAATGATAAAACGGCGGATTGGGTTTGCTGGAGTCTTGTCGTCAGCGATGGGGTTCTCGCGAACAAAGCCTTGGAAAATATAACTACGCTTTTTCCAATACTTACGACCCATTTCTTCCAAGCTCTTGTCTTTGAACCAGGTGCGTACTTCGGCCAAAACTGGGCAAGCGTCGCCATACATTTCCACGCATGGTACAGGTACGATGACCTGTTTACTTTCCATTTCGCCTTTGATACCATTGAATGGTAAGCGGATCTGTGCTCGCTCGGCCCAAAAGAATGTGTTTTTGGTGTTACCGTCGGGTAGGAAGCGTAGTGTTGCTGATGAACCTTCTTCCATTGACCACTGTGGGTAAATTGCTGAGTCACCACTGAATTGAGATTGTCCGCCTTGTTTGTTTTCTGATGCTGCAAGTCTCGCTCTGATTTCTTGTAAGCTAGCCATTTTGTGTTGCCTTTCTAAGTTAAGTTGATATATGTGATTTAAGTTGCCTTAAACGTTGCCTTACGACTTATTATACACTATGTCGTCAGTGTTTGCTACTAAACTGGTTAAATTCATTTCACATCGTCTTTGGTGTTGTTTAATTTGGACTGATGCATAGTCTTTTCCGCAATATTCGCAACATACTCTACGATAGTGTGTGCCTTTGCGAGCTTTGTTCATTTCTGTAAACTGTTTACTGCGTTCTTCTAATGCTCCAGGTTTTTTATAAATCCAATTATTTTTACCAGACACTTTTTCTACTACCTTTGGCTGTTTCATGTGATGGTTATCGCCACTTTTACTTGCTACGTTGCGAGCTATGAATTCTGGATCACTCCAAGGATGCGGACCAATGAAGTTGGCCCATTTTTGTTTTTGTGCGTTAGAAGCTCCTACATTTGGTTTACCATAGCAATGATGGGCCTCGCCCTTTTTACCATAATGCGGATGGTCTTCTCCGTATTGTGGAGCAATGGATTTATTATCTGTTCTGTTTAACCACTTGTTGCTACTAACTACCTTCATACGTTTTAATACACGATACTCCCAGTGTTGGGCAACAATTGTATTATCAAAAGTTTTTCGTACCTGGATGACATCGGGTTCGCCGTGTTCAGTGACAAATTGCATGACATGATGTGATGAAGTTTTGTATGGATTCCAAAGATCGCTTGGGTCGCAATCTTGAGCGTATCTAACGCCATAGTAGCTGATGTTCAGCTTGGTCCATCTAATAAGATATGTATATGGTTTCATTCGGATTGTTGCCTATCTATGTTGCCTGTTTACTGCGGTGCCTGTGTAGAGTATGCATTATTACATACTCTACTATTTGTTACAAGTTTATTTATGACGCGGTTGTTCTAATTGTAAAATTACTTGTTCAAACCCGAAAGTTCTTTGAGTCTGTCTAAGAATGACAAGTCTTTGTCTACTGGTTTCATTTTACCACTGTGTCCGTATTTGCCAGCTAGTGGACTTTTATCAGCACCCCAGCACTCTTCTACACCGTGTACTGGGCAACTTTCACCAGCTTCGCTCATGTTGCATGTGGCACCTTCGTCCATGGCTTCTTTGTCACTGCCGTTATCGTATTCTCCGGCGCCAAATTCCTCGCCGGGCAATGGTTGTCCAGGTTTAAGAGGTGATTCTTTGTCGTCCAATATACCTTTAGTAGCTTTTGCGCCAGTTTGAGAGCCTAATGCCGCTCCACCAATAGCTCCCAATGCTCCGCCAATAGCAGCACCAGGTAATCCACCAACAGCGCCGCCTAATGCTGCTCCGCCGATGCCACCTAAACTAGTGCCTTGAACACCACCTAATGCACCACCTATACTGCCCATTCCATCCTCATCCGTGATATCTTCGTCTACAGCGTCGCCGATTTCTGCGCCTATTCTAGATCCAGCTAATGATCCTAATGCTCCACCAGCTACTGCTCCAAGAGGGCCGCCTAATGCTCCACCGGCTATTGCGCCCGGGATACCAGCAAGGCTACCTACACCTGCACCCAAAGCTGATGCAACACCTTCGTCCTGTATACCAGCCAATCTACGCATGGCGTTCTTTTCTTCAGCATAGTCACCGTGCATGACACTTTCACGCTCTAGGCTGTAGTCTTCGTCTGGCTCGCTAGGGCTATTCATGCCGGCACCCGGATGACCCAAGTCTGCGGCAAAACGGTCAGCTACCCATTCGTGTGGATCGCCTGTGCGGGCTTTTTGTACACCATATGGCATGTCTTCATGATAGTAGTCATACAAGGCATGATACAAGTCGTCACTCAGTTCGTCAGTTGTTTCAAAATCTTTGACATCGCGCTTGAATGTGTCAAGTATGTGTTGGAATGTTGACCCTGTGCTGTCTAACAGGACATTTTCATTCATTGGCTCTAAGTCAGCAGGATTGGTTGGCTCAGCTGGATTCATTTCAGCTGTGGGATCGATTTGTAGCTGTTCAATGACTCGACGCACATCTGGATCATCACTTAGTTCTTGCATGCGATCATAGACAACCTGACGTGCATCAGCATTGGCATCCTGTTCAGCAAGAGCTTCCAATTGATCAAACAAGTGATCATCACCCAACAGGTCATACAACTGTTCTGTGGCATTGGTAGCATCAGCACCCACTGGCAAGTCCGTGCTCATTAGTTCTACCAATTGAGCTTGCTTCTCTGGAGTGTCTGGCGTTTGCCATGTTCCTTCTACTAGGCGATTGGCCCAGGCTTCAAATATGTTAGCTTCTTTCATTGCGTTTTCCTGTTGTTGTATTCGGGCTATCAACGGTAGTGCATCTTCAATGCGTTGATCAATGCTTTGTGTTACAAATAAATGTTTGAGTCCTTCAATAACCATCGATTCTTCTGTGATATCGGCTGGCTCCCAAGATTCAAAATACGTGGTATATCCACGCGGGCTAGTTAAACTTTTAAGATTGTGTTGTAATGTTTCGTAGTAAGCATTGGTTTGCTCTACTAGTTGGGCTGTGTCACCTTCCAACAACTTGCCTGTGTTGGCACGGCGAAATCTTGATAGTACTGTTAGTTCCGTGACCATTTCTGCAATGTGCTGACCACGTATATCATACGGCCGGCCACCGTTGCGTACATGCTCAAGCATGGCCTTGCCAGCGGTTAAATTTTTAAATGGTAGCTTGTAACGTTCACCTTCGGCTGTTTCAATAAACAGGCTTTCTACATAACGAAAACGTGCTTCGCCTTCACCTAGGTTACGTTTGTGTTTGATCATTAGGCGTGATTCATTGGGGCCAGCATTGTAACTTATGTCTCGTTTGCCAGCCCATGATTCAAACAGGCCTTCTCGGATTGCAGCCTGACCCTGCATGCTATAACGCAGGTGGTTGAGATTCTTAATGCTCCAACTTCCATCAGTGTTTCTGAAATTTTGAACGGCAAAATGTTTAAGTTGTTCTAAGAAATCGTACCAGTCAGTTTTGTCCTGTTCTTCCATAGTCTTGCCCACGTTGTCGGCACAATACATTTCTAACCCAGTTTGGGTATTAAGCATGAGTACCACTGTGCCGTAATCTTTACCCGACTGGGCACGGAAATCAAAACTGAATATTTCAGTTTCAGCAGGGTCTGGTGCTGGTCTGCCGGAACTGTCCAGCATTTCTGGGTCAAAATCTCTACTGATCAATAGATCAAATAATTTGCGAGCAGGTGTTTGTGTAGACATAGTGTATTATTTAGCGCATCACGCTGATGAAGGGCATGGGCGGAATAATGATGTCGCCATGGTCTCTCAGCTGATTATTGATGTCATTATCGTAGGTCTGTAGCAGTTGCAGCATGCGCACAGCCAACACTGTGCTCATTACTAGATCGTCAGTTTCACCGGGTTTGGCCGCATATCCTGTGCCCGATGCCACAAAGGTTTTGAGCTCTGAAATCAAACTTGGACTGCGTATTTTCATACGTCCTGTTTCGACCAAGATCTTGAGCTTGTTACAAGCGGCCAGTTTGGGCTTGTGAGTGGTGTTAAATCCCTTGCGATATCTGCGACTGCCACCACCGTTGGGTTCGCTGAGAAAATAGCCCTGTATTTTTTCTTCACCGTATTCGGCAATCGAAATCAAGGCCGCTTCACCGATGGTGTTGTTTTCTATACTGAAATAAATGCTTTCAGGGCTTTTTACTGTTTCGTTGATGTGTGCGCAGATGTCGGCCAAGATACGGATCTGTTCTGGGATGGTGGTCCGATTGTGTCGCCATTCGCCAACCTGTTCAGTGGTGTTGGCTTCATAAACCTGTATGGCCGCTGGGTCACCACCGGTGCCCAGACTGGGATCCAGGGCTACCACATAACTGCGTCCTGCTCTGGGTCGTTGATACCAGCGCACTTGGCCAGTTCGATATAAGGGCTCGTGTCCTTGCAAGTCAATCAGTTTAGCAGGAGCTATGAGAGTTTCGTCGTTTATAACGAATTCGCAGTTTGACACTAAAATGTCATTGGCGAAGAATCGACGATTATTTGTTACATTTAATAAATCATATACTGTATCAATCTTATCTAGTGTAATACTCACTACTTTTTGTAATCCAGATGATGTATGTATTTGTGTCCCAACTTGCAGTTGACCAAGCGGAATCATGTCTAACTTATTTGTATAAACTTTATGATCTAACGTAGCTCTGACAGAGGTATTGGTTAATCGTAATATGGCTGTTTGTTTTTTACCTTTATTGAGTAAACCTTCAAACTCACTCCACCCGGTGTCAGTTAATACCTGCAGTCCCAAGTTATTTTTTAGCAAGTCTGCCACGGGCAAATCCTTTCGGTTGGTTATTGATCACAAAATATTTTTCTTCAATACCGTTATTATACCATGCCTTGCCGGTGGCGGCACCAATTTTACCCTTGTTATTTTTACTAATATTAGCATTTCGACTGGGATCAGAGTACACAGCAACCATTTTATCTTTATGTGTTTTTGTAGATCTTAATTTTTCCTGAGCGGCCCTTTCCTCAGGAGACCACTTGGTTCCTTTTTTGCGTCCGCCGACTCCTGGACGTTTAACGCCTCTATTAGGAGCAGGTTTTCCATACATAGGATTTTTATCACCTTTCATTCCTTCTGACTGTAGTGTGTATATAATTTCAGCATAAGGCATAATACCCGCAAGTCCGAGCCACGCTACTTTGTCTTGAGTATGCCCGTGTTTTTCATATAATAAACGATGTGCTTCTGCATGCTCTTCTATGGTAAGTTCTACTAGATTAGATGGGTCGTTTGAACCGCCCATATGCTTAGGAATGATATGATGTTTGTGTGTTTTCATAAACTTATTTAGTTGTCATTGATGACAAACTCAAAAGCTCTTGTAATTCAGTGACCGTTTGTTTGAACACTTTTCCAGAATGATCTCTAAGGGTCAAGACCGAATCAGAAGCAATACAATTCATTTCTCTACGGAATCGATCTTCTCCTAACTGTGCTCGTTGTTCATTGGCCCAGGCTTCATCGCGATCCGGGTGTTCGTTCCAGTAACTGCGATAGGCTCGGAATCCATTGATGCCCACATCTGTGGGATTGCCATAGGCATCTTCGCATTTATTGGCACCCTTCCACAACAAGGCAAATTGATCTTCGTCTGAATTTGGAGTTGAAGTAATAATGGCCTTACCACCAGTGGCCAAGGTAGGGCTGATGGAGGTCCAAAACTCCTTGGCAATGGTGGGCCGCACAAACGCAAACTCGTCAGCGTAGAGCAGTGTAATGGACATACCACGACCGGTATTTTCTGTTGTTGTGGTTGAAACTATGCGTGATCCGTTTTCAAAGTCCAGGTTACCTTTGTTGTAACTGGTTACTCCAGCCCTGATATGATCTGGGCATAGTTCGTAGGCATAGCGGATACGTTGCATGATCTCTTGCGAACCGGTGTACTTGTGTGCGGCAATCAATATGGTTGAGTCTGGGCGGAACATGGCCATCCATAGCAGA